TTGCCCTCTTCGTTCTTCACAGTCTTAACAGTGAAGAAGCTTTCAAATGCACTCAGTGCACCTGCGAGGTTCTGGAGTTCCTTGAGCTTGCTCTGCGAGGGATCAACCTCGACGTCCCAGCTTGCGCCGAGGAACTTTGCCTGCTCAGGGATCAGATCGGCGGCCATCATGCGATAGGTGGCCTTGGTCTTGCCCTCTAGGCCCGAGAAAGTGATCTCTTCGGGAACCTGCTTGCCGCTGCGCTCACGACGCTTGACAGTGATCTCTGCACCATCAGCCTTGAACAGCGGATTGGTTACAAAGTTCTTCAGCAGGCCGAGGTGCGACATACCAAACTCACCAACCAGATCTGCGTCTGCCTTGAGGAGCTTTGCCTTGATGATGACCGTGCGGTCATTGTCCATAGCTTCCACAACGGTCTCGCCCTCGGTACCCGTGATCTTCACGGTCTCGATAAAGCCAAGATCGCCAGTGTGCCTTACGATATCCTGGAGTGTTTCACGCATTGTGCGTAATCCTTTTGCTTTTTGTTGTCTCCAGTTATACAGGATAACTGGAGACTTTTCAATAATTGGTTAGACGGCCCGCACTTCAGTTTGTCCACCAAACCGAGTTGAGCCATTGGTGTAAAGGGCCAGTTCATAGCCTTCGAGCGTTACGTTCTGGGCAAATACCTTGAACGAATCATAGGATTCCGCAGGGATGATCCAGTTAGCGGAACGACGACCATAATCACTGGGAACAATGAAACCAGCCCACACCAGTTCAGGAAAGCGGGCGAACAGGATTTCGCCTGTTCGCCGCTCGCTGCTCACGAGCTCCTCACGCGAAGGAGACTTGGTCTTGTTGATGAGGATAACTCGATTCACAGCAGATCCTTAGAAGCTAAACAGGTCGTTGAAGGTGGTGTCTTCGCGCGTTGCACTCAGATCCCATTTCAATACGCCTATGAGGTTGTTGACCTTTTTGTCAATAATGGCAGCTTCCATGTCCTCGTCAGCAAAAGGAAGCTCCTTGTACCACTGAGGCAAGTGAGGTTCATCAAAGGGATAAGCCACGCTGTCCATCTTCATTGGATTAGGCTTGAGCTTACAAACAATGACCTTTTGACCATCCGTAATCTCCATGGAATAGTTGTCGCCATACATTTTGCGCAGCTTGTTCCAGTTGATCGCCGCATTAACGTGTCCAGGAACTCTGACTTTTTCCTTGGAACCAACCTTCATGACATCCTTGGCACCATCGCCAGCAGTCATACGTTCCACGTAGCCTGTGATACCATTGACCTTTTTGGGAGTGCCTTTGAGCCAACCATCAAGACTGCGGAACTCCACTCGGAACGTCCTGATCATTTCAATGATCTGCTCCTGTGTTCCACCATCCAGCAGTGTGGTGATGATCTTCTCCAGAAACTCCTGCATCATCTTGGGCGTGTCAGCACGCTTGAGATCCAGACCAACTGCCTTGACCTTACCTGGTTTGCCGTTGACGTCTAGACGCACGTTGTCCTTGTCATACATCAAGAGAGCGTAGCGCTTCTTGGTGATGAACAGACCACGGCTTGCAATCAGTTCTCGACCTGCCTTGATAATGCTGCCACGTTCAATACCAGTATTGAAAGCTTCATCCATAAAGGGTGGGAAGCTTTCGTTGATTGCTTCGCCAATACCATCATAGAGCTCAACCATTGAATCGCGGTTTTCAAGCATTGGCGTAAGATCAGGATCAGCCCTCAACATATCAACTGCAGTGAAGTACACCGAGTCAGTATCGTTGTAGATGATCGCATCACCGCGAACCTCATAGGAACCAGTGATGATCTCGTTTGCCTTGCAGCTCATGTGACGAGTGATCGAACGACCACTGAGCGTAACCGACTGACCAATACGTGCGTCGTAGAATCGGCAACCCTCATTCAGCAAAGCGCCGTAAAGAGAGTTGAGAAGAATCTTACGTGCTTGCTGGCGCTGGTTCCAGAAGACCATGTGACTCTTGGCCGCAGGAATGTGATCCTCTTCGATGAAGATCAGAGCGTCTTCAATCCGGATGAAGCCATCGGCAACTAGGAAGTCAATGGCATCTTGATCGCCGGTCTTGATGAAGTCCGGAAGATCAGCAAAGTCTACGTGGTTGCGACCGTGTGTCGCACCAGTGGTAAACTTGCTCCAGTCTACCTTAAAGCCCTTGCCCTGAGCCATTGCCTCCGAGAATACAGTTTCCTTGAACTGCATCTGCTTACGCTGCGAGTACCACTTGCCTAGTAGACCGGGAATGATTGCCTCAACGTCGGTACGGAAGATCGTACCATTCGCCGTGATACAGTAGGGATTTCCCTGTAGGAAGATGTACTCATAAAGCTGAGCGCCAGTTACCTGAATGGACTGACCTTCCTCAAAGTCAACAGTCATCACCTCTTGAGACTTCTCGCGCACAAGATCGTATTCTAGTGTGCAGAACAAGCCTTCCCAACATTCAGGACCTGGAATGCCCTGAGCCAGTCGACTGTCAATCAGCGCGTTGGTGCGATCCAGACGAATCTGTCCAATCAGCGTTTCTGGTCCCATGTTGAGGGATCGGAGTGCCGATGGATACAGCGAGTTGATGTCGCAACACGCGATTTCCTCGTGGATGCCAATCTTTGGCCTGGCAACGTATGCACCAACAACTGGACGCTTTTCACCGCCTAGAGAGAATGGACGTGGACCATCCTCTTCTTCATCCCAGTCATCATCCTCTTCCATATCAACTTCAAAGTCTGCACGCTTGCGGTTGGGAACACAAAGTCCACGCTCGTGCGCTTCGTTGATGATCGACTGCTCAATCAGCGCCACCGAGCCCATTGTGGTGGGCAAGAGAACTGTATTGGTGTGAGCAATCTGGTTTGCCAGTTCGATGAAACGCTTTTTCTTGTCAATCTTGTACAGCAGGAGAGTATCCTGGCGGTTGTACTCAATAAATTTGAAGAAGTCCCGCTTGTAGAGGTTGTCCAAGGTACCACTGTAGGCAACCTTGTTTTCCCCCGTTTCAATCTCACCAACATAGTCCAGTCGATAGCTGTGGAGCTCACTGGGGTTGTGCTTCTTGTAAAGTTCCAAGTAGTCAAGGTGAATACGACCAACCAGTTCGTAGGTCATCTTCTCTTTCTTGAACTCAATATACTTTCGCTTGCGAGGACGCTGTCCCCAGAGACACATTCTCTTGGCATGATCCTTGCCCATCAATCGCTCAATACGATTGATCACGTAGGGAATATCGTAGCCTTTGGAGTTCCAACCTGAAAGGACATCACAGTCCTCAATCAAGTCCAGGAACATATTCAACAATTCAATCTCATCATTGCAGAGGATTGTATTGGGAATACTGCGGCAGATTGCGTCTGCGGCATCCCACGAAAGATGGTCTTTGTCGCCAACGGGAAGATTGGGCTTGAGCACCATTGTGTAAAGGGTTTCATCGGAAGACCTGTACACCGAAATTGCTGTGATGGCACTGAATGGATCCCAGGGATCTGCGAAGCCTCGAGCCGGATCAAAGTCCGTCTCAATATCGAAGAAGCCTAGGTTCAGGACAGGCGATTCAACATCCTTGTAGTTTTCCTCCAAGCAGCGGAAAACAGGATTGACATCACTTTCATAGATGCGGCGACTTCCTTGCATCTTTAGCTCGCGCTGAAATGCTTTGTTGGAAGTAAAGCTGCTCTTGGACACTGGGCGACCCCACATGTCTTTGTAGCGACCGCCGCGAGGATCTTCATAGTAGAAGACGTAGTTTGCAGGAAGCGTGCGATGAACCCGCTGACCATCTACTCGTTCTACAACGAGAATCTCGTCCTTTTCTTTGTCGTACATTGCGTCGACATAAGACATAACGATTCTCCTTATGTTCTAATTATAGGGTGCATATTTACCTTAGCACCAGAACCCACAGTCCAACAATATTCAGGAGTGTGTTGAAGACCATCAGCAGAAACATCCAGGATGCTTTTCGCATATAGGCCCCGATCATCATCATCGAGCTGCCAAGAAGCCATAGGGTATAGCATAGTACCATAGGCGGTACGTTGGCAAAAATGCTCAACAGGGCAGTGCTGGTGATACTCAGAATAGTACCAATGAACTCAAACCAAAACATCATCCGGTTGTTATGCCAGTCGTGTTTCCAGTGGTCCACGACATCGCGGAAAATGCTCATGCTTCACTCATAAAAATGGGAGGGTATTTCTACCCTCCCACAATAGATTAGGCGCGGCCAACTGCTGCGAGGATTTCCTCAACGGCGTTGACGCCTTCCTTCTCGGACTCCAGCGAAGCCTTGAAAGCAACACGGATTGCCTTGTTGAGGTCTGCCGGCTTCATCTGAAGCTCCTCAGCAACGGCCTTGACAACGTCCTTGAAACCAGCCTTCAGGTCTTCAACTTCCTGGGTGATCTTCAGGCCCTCGTCGATAAC